GATTGCCTTGTATATAAAAATAGCCAGCGGATGGGGCGGTCTTAATGTATTGCTTATTAGTTTCATCAATCCGCTCGATAACTGTAACCGGGTGTGGTGAGGCTTCTACACGTGCAAGCACAGGGTCACCGCCTACCTTTTCTGCAAAGTATTCTATATGCGCTCCGCCTGTGGGGGTTGTACATATTACCAATTTTTCGTAAAGTTCAGGCCACCCCTGTTCGATTGTGTTCAGAATCTTTTTAGTTATGCCTTTGCAGTTCTTTTCATCTATATCGATAACCTCCATGCCACGCTGCAGCATGATACCTATATCGCAATCCCTGCCAAAATAGTACTCTACATTTTGCAGATTGATGGGATGCTTTATAATATCATTTATCTTTTTGATATTGGAGGTGGGGCGCTTTTCTCCTTTGTCAAGTGGGATAACATGATGCCCTACACCGATAAGCTCCTGCGCTGCAATGTAGGATGCTTTGTCGATAATTTCCCCTTGCTCAAGGTATTCGTAAATGTTCATATTAAATTTGTTTAAAAAGTTCTTTATAATCTCTTTCAATCATATCTACACTTTCATCACAAATTATTTCAGCTCCATTTGATAAAAGTATTTTAGCATGATTATCTAAAATATCGGAATCCTCTCTTGCAGTCCAATGATCAGTAATGGTGACAATATGATCAATATTAATATGTACTGTATCGTAATCTACTTTAGCTGCTTCTAATGTGCAAATGGTAATAAATTTCATAATGAGTATTTTTTAACGATTGGAGATATCTCCTTAATAAATTTGACATGATACTTTTCTTTTAAATAGAATTGTATTACTTTTTTCTTTTCGCCTTCAGGCTTTGGCTTTGCGCCACGTTTCTTTTTTTGTTCCATAAATATTTATTTTTGACAAAAGTAAAAATTTATTTTGTTTATTCAAAATTTAATTTATATTTGCATTCTAAACGTTAAGCATATGTATCAAATCAACAACAAACAGCTGACCTTCCTCGACAGCCGTTTTTATTCTACAGAGGACGGGGGCTTCGTTCCATCCGTAACTACAATTCTCGAATGCTACCCAAAGGGCGCTGCTTATTACAACTGGCTAAAAGAGAACGGCAAAGATGCCGATGAAATTAGAGATGAAGCCGGGCGCAGGGGTTCAGTCGTTCACAAGCTTACTGAGTTTTATGATGCGGGTTATGAAGTTAGCTTAATTAACCCACAGGGGCAAATTGAGTATAAACTCAACGAATGGGCAATGTTTGAGCGCTATGTTAATTTCCGCAACAGGTTTCAATTTGTAACCGATTCAATAGAGCTGAATATTATCAGCAAGGAATTAGGATATGCGGGTACTATTGATCGTATTATTGATATGGATGGAGAAAAGATATTACTGGATATTAAAACCTCAAACGCTATTTATCCATCGTATTGGTTGCAGCTTGCTGCTTATCGTTCTTTGCTAATGAATAAAGCAGGCATAAGGGTTAATAAAGTAGCCATTCTTTGGCTTAATGCCAAAACCCGAACGGAGGGTAAGAAAGGAGATGTGCAGGGTATCGGTTGGCAGCTTATAACAAAAGACGATACGGATAAAGAATTACAGTTATTTAACGCCACCCTTAATCTGTGGGCCGCTGAAAATACAACGAGCAAACCTAAATCTTTAACTTATCAAATTAGCCACAAATGGAATGCACAATAAAATATTATGCCATTGTGTTAGGGCAGGAATTAGAGATAGAATACACAGCGGATTGCTACATGGAGAATAGCGGCATAGGCTCCTATGAATATATGGGGTGCCGTGGGTATGATGAGGGGCAGGATTACCCTGAGTTTAATTCCGCTATAAAATGGGATGAAAGCCTATATGACACATGGCAGAATGCTGAGATAAAAAAGATATCGCAAAGTGAGGATGTTATTAATGGAATTTTAAACAAATACCAAAATGAAAAATGAAGCTTTTGAGATGGCTAAGATTATCGGCCACGCTGAGGGATTGTTCAAATGTATATTAATAGAAATAAAATATCGCAGCCCATTTGATACAGATGCTGAGTTGATTGAAAAGATAAAGCAGATGTGTGAACAAAGTGCAGAAGATATAAATAAAAAATTTAAGGAAGCTATTAAACTTTAAAACCACGCCTGCTCTGGTCACAGGTATTTATTATGGGCTTATCCAATACATCGGGAGGGATTACCTACCTGAATTTAAAAGAGGGCAAATTTGCCCGCAAAAGCGCCAATGGCGACATTGAGTTATTTGATGCTGTAGACGGTAAAATCACATCCATCGAGTTTCAGGATGATGAGTACAATGGTACTAAGTTCCGCAAACTGAAAGTAGTTCTGGAAGATGAGGGGCAAAAGTACCTTATACAGGTTCGCACTGATTCAGGTTATTATCGTGGCCTTACTAACAGCATTGCGAATGCCGATATCAGTCAGGCTGTGAAGCTGGTTGCATCGAGTAAGATCGGCGAAAATGGCAAACCGCAAACCACCATCTTTGTAAATCAAAACGGCAAAGCGCTGAAGTGGAAATGGTCAAAGGACAATCCCGGCGAATTACCTGAGTTAGAAAAGGTAAAAGTAAAGGGGCAAATGGTTTACGACAACAGTAAGCAGCTGGAGTTCTTTGAAAAGTTTTGGACAAAATTAGTCCAAAGTGAAAAGGCAACAGTTAGTGAGGAGTCACCGTTTTAATCCGTAACCTATTCACCCCCCGTATTATTTTTTAACCGGTTAGTTATTTAATAATTCAAAGAGAGCGGGGGGTGATTTTTTAAATTATTAGTTATGCTCAATCCTGAATCAATAGTTTACAACGCCGACTGCATGGATATTATGAAAGGGTATCCTGATAAATATTTTGATCTGGCAGTAGTTGATCCGCCATATGGAATTGGGATTAATGTTTCAATGGGTAGAAGAAAAGGGGATAAAAAAAGTAATTATCACAAATTTGCAGGTAATGATACTTCAATACCTACAAAAGATTATTTTAATGAGCTATTTCGTATTTCAAACCAGCAAATAATTTGGGGCGGTAATTACATGACTGATTTTTTAAAACCTTCTTCTTGTTGGTTATTATGGGATAAAGGGTTTTCTGAAGATGTAACTTTTGCACAATTTGAAATGGCATGGACTTCATTTAATTCAAGTGCAAAAAAATATGATTATAATGCAGCAAAAAATAATAACCGCATCCACCCCACCCAAAAGCCCATCGCCCTTTACGATTGGATTTTCAAAAACTACGCAAAGCCAACTGATAAAATATTAGATACCCATTTAGGAAGCGGCTCGAGTCGTATAGCGGCTTATAAATCGGGTTTATCCTTTGTAGGTATAGAATTAGATAAAGATTATTTTGAGGCTCAGGAAAAGCGGTTTAATACATTTAAAAGCCAATTAAGATTATTCTAATGCAACCCCGCCCCTACCAAATAGACATCAGCAACAAAGCCGCCGACATCATACGCAAACACGGCTTAGTGTACTTAGCAATGCAGGTTCGCACGGGTAAAACCGTCACGGCATTATTAACCGCTGAAAAGGTGGGGGCGGAGGTTATTCTATTCCTGACAAAGAAAAAAGTAATAAGCGGCATATTAAATGACCATAAGCAGTTAGGATTGAAGGCAGATATTATCGTAACAAACTATGAGAATATCCACCACGTAAAACAGCCTTTTGATATTGTTATCTGTGATGAAGCGCATGGGTTAGGGCAATATCCTAAGCCAGCGCAAAGGGTTAAAAAGCTAAAAGAATTATGCAAAGGCAAACCTATTATCTATTTAAGCGGCACGCCTACGCCGGAAAGTTATTCGCAAATCTTCCATCAATTCTATATCAGTTCTTTTTCGCCGTTCAAAGATTACATTAACTTTTACAAATGGGCAAAGGATTATGTGGATATAAGATTAAAATATTTCAAAGGTTTAAAAGTAAACGACTACTCAAACGCAAACCAAACAAAAATCAAACAAATGACAGATCATTTAATTATCCCTTTTACTCAGGCAGAAGCCGGGTTTAAGGCAGAAGTACAGGAATTAACCGTAGGAATTAAAATGGAGCCATCCACTTACTACCTTGCTGATAAGATTAAAAAAGACAGGGTGTATATCGGGCGGGATGGTAATGTAGTTATGGCAGATACAGGTGCAAAGCTACTCAGTAAGCTGCATCAAATTTACACGGGAACGGTAATAGATGAAAAGGAGGACGGGTTAATTTTTGACAGGTCAAAGGCTTATTGGATTAAAGAAAATTTTAAGGATAAAAAAATAGCCATTTTCTACAAATACAAAGCAGAAGAAACGATGCTTTATTTAACCTTTGGTCACGATAAATTCACGACCGACCCGCAGGAGTTCGCTGGGAGCGATTCTAAGTGGTTTCTTTCACAGATACAATCAGGGCGTGAAGGTATTAACCTAAGTACAGCGGATGCTCTTATAATGCTTAATATTGACTTCAGCGCCGTAAGTTACTGGCAGGCACGGGCAAGAATGCAGAATAAAGACCGTGAGGATGCTTCAAAGGTTTATTGGCTATTTGCGGACGGCGGGATTGAGGAGAAGATATACAAGGCTGTAAAGGATAAAAAAGATTATACTTTGAGCTATTTTAAGAATGATTACGGGGTTGAGTAGGTTGCGTACAACGTGTTGGTATAAGACCAGTAGCGGATTTTGAAACACTAAATTATCAAATTATGACAGACTTAAATACAAGCACAGAAGCAACAATAACCACTGAAACCGCTATTGGTTTTATACCGTGTTACCAACTGCCTTTTCTTTCTCTTTTTAGTTCAGATTGTTTGCCTATAATGCGACAATTTAAGGACAAAGAGTTTGATTTAGCAATAGTTGACGTGCCTTATGGAATTGGCGAAGATGGTAGCAAAAACCATACAAGGGGTAAACTTGCAATAAGTAAAGATTATAAACCTTATACTGGAAACGATTTAAAAGCCCCTGATATTGAATATTGGAATGAACTAAAACGAATAAGCAAAAACCAAATTGTATGGGGTGCAAACCACTTTATAAGCAAATTACCCTATGATAGTAGCTGTTGGATAGTTTGGGATAAAGATAATGGGGAGTGTGATTTTGCTGATTGCGAACTTGCTTGGACAAGTTTTAATACTGCTGTAAGGCGTTTTAAATGGAAATGGGCCGGAATGTTGCAACAAAATATGAAAAACAAACAGCAACGAATACACCCGAACGAAAAACCAATACAGCTTTATGAATGGTGTATTAGAAACTATGCCAAACAAGGCGATAAAATATTAGATACTCATTTTGGCTCTGGAAGTATTGCTTTAGCAGTTGACAAGGTAAACAAATTGGATAAAATGGATTTAACTCTTACGGGTATCGAAATGGATACTCATTATTTGGAACTTGCAATTAAAAGAATACAGTACACTATCAAACAAGGTACGCTGTCTTTTTAAGGTTGTTGGTAACTCCCATATCCACGCAATGCGCAATAATGCCGTATTTGGATGGATAGGCGCAATAAGTAACGGCCAGCCGCTTGGTGTAACCGGGAATGAATACCGGCAATGGTAGCAACCTTATTAAATTAGGGGGGTGCGGGTTCGAATCCCGCAGCGGCTCAAAAAAATAATTTTAAAAAAATATTAAAAAAAGTTTTGCACTTTGTGGAAAAGTATTATCTTTGTGTAACAAAACAAAAAAGCCATGACAACAACAATCACTTTAAAGAACAGCAAATGTGTTTTCGAAATCAATTTTGAAAGCAAAAAAGTAGATGGATCAGATTTAAAAGACGTTTACAATTATCCTGTATGTTATAACAAAACAAGCAGATCATTAAAGAAAGCTGCTAAAGCTTTGCAAGAAGCATGGAGTGATGAAATGACAATGTACGGAGCTATGGATGTATTAGATAATAATGGAATCACAATGCGCTCATATTGTTCAATGGATTAATTAACCACCGGGGGCTTTGCCCCCTTTTAAAACCTTAAACTATGCAACAAAAATCATTTGACCTCTCCAAAAGACAATCTTACATCTTTATTGGAATCATTGTTATTTTAGGATTAATCGCTAATAATTTTTAGTATGAATCACGGCTCACTATTCTCAGGGATTGGCGGCTTTGACCTTGCTGCCGAATGGATGGGATGGGAAAACGTATTTCATTGCGAATGGAATCCTTTCGGACAAAAAGTATTAAAACATTATTGGCCTAATTCAATTAGTTACAATGACATTACAAAAACAGACTTCACTATTCACAGAGGAGCAATTGACATCCTCACAGGGGGCTTTCCCTGCCAACCATACTCAAGTGCAGGAAAGCGACTCGGAAAAGAAGATGAGCGCCATTTGTGGCCGGAAATGCTTAGAGCAATACGAGAAATTCAACCGCGTTGGATTGTGGGCGAAAACGTTCTCGGCCTTGTTAATTGGAATGGAGGGATGGTATTCGAAGAGGTGCAAGCTGATTTGGAAGCTGAAGGGTACGAAGTCCAACCGTATGTACTTCCAGCTGCGGCCGTTGGCGCTCCACACCGAAGAGATAGAGTCTGGTTTGTTGCCCACGCCATTAGCTCAGGCAAGAGAGCAAACGAATTTCGATGCATACGATCAAAGAATGGAGAGATTGAAGGAGAAAGGACACAAGCCATTCACAATGCCTTTAGACCAGATGGCATTGAGGGGATTACTACCGACACCAACCGCACAAGCAAGCAGGGGGAACACATCGGACAAAAGAGGGAAGGGAAATTTAACGGATCAAATAGCAGAAATGGAATTAGGGACTGGCACAACTTCCCAACTGTCTCCCCAATTTGTTCTCGAAATGATGGGCTTTCCAACCGACTGGACGGAATTACCTTTTCTAAATGGCGAAACGAATCAATCAAAGCAGGAGGAAACGCAATAGTCCCACAGGTAGTTTATCAAATATTTAAAGCAATAGAATTATATGGAATCCAAAATACAAGCCAATATAAAGGCACGCTTTGAGAAAGCGGGATGGTTAGTAGTAAAGCTAATCCAAACGAACTGCAACGGCATCCCTGACCTCATGTGCTTAAAAGGGGGGCGGACTATATTCGTTGAGGTTAAGCAGCCGGGGCGTGAACCTACCGACCTGCAGAAATTCAGGCATACTCAACTCATGCAAAGCGGCTTCAAAGTCTTTGTATTAACCAGCGAAAAAGATATAATAATATGAAAGAATTAATTATAATTTATTTAATGCCGTTATGCATCGGCATCGTATATGGTGCATATATAATATTATCCATAGACAAAATAACAAAAGATGACAACTGAACAGGCTGTAAAAGCAATTCAATCGCACTTGGCTGAACACATTGAAGAGGTGCCGGAAAGGCTTTTGGAGAATATAAAAGACATCATTAATAGTACAAGGCTCATAATAAAAAAAGAGGTTATCTGTGAAAACTTTAAAACCGAAAAGCCTAACTTAAAAAAAGAGTGGGCTGAAATATGCAAGCTCTACGACCTCGATCCTGTGAAAGCTAAAAAAGGCAGGCAGGCTAAAAAGATATCTGCAAAGGCTCACTTTGTGCGGAAAATAATATTAACGTATAAATATGTTACGTTGATTGACCTTAAAAACTTTTTAGAATTCGGAGACCATAGCAGCATTATTAATTTGCGTGACTGGTCGAAAGCTGAATGTCCCATCCCGCCATTTTACGGGAAGAGAAGGTATATTATTGACGCTCCGGAAAATCACGGATAAGGCGCTGCAATTTGCGAAGGCATAGATTAATTGTATTGTAAGCGTTTTTCTTTGCTCTTATCTGGTCTTCCTGCTCTTCATCATATCCATTATAAGACGCTTCCTCAAGCGTTGTAATGACCGTTAGGGCGCAATCAACGACCGCTGTAAGATCATATTCTGGCAGCTCTATTTTTGCGGATTCATCACTCATAATATTTTGCCTTTATGGATGCGGTAATTACGGACGTGAAAGTCTTTGCCATTTTCTGACAAGTCAATTATTGCCAAACCGTGATTCCACTTATTAATCGGTAAATAAGCTGGGTTTAATTCACATAAACATCCTAAACTCCAAGTAGTTACAATATTTCCATTCATGTCGGGTTCGGTATGTGAGCTTGTTTGATGATTATGACCTTGCATCGCACTTACCTTTCCACGCAAAAACAACCCCCTTGCAATGTTTACAGGGCTGAAGATGGATTGACCGAACTCATGGCCGTGTATTATATTCAAATCATTGGCCTTCATTATGCGCTTATCCGTAATCAAATCAATGCCACGTTCATCTAATCCTAAAAGATGTTTTAACTCAAATTCTCGCACCCCTAACAGCTCAGGAGCCACTCTCATTAAATAATGCTCATATCGCTCTTCATGGTTTCCTATCTTAAAATAAATCTTTGCTCCGAATTGGCTAAGGATATCCAAAAAATCCCTTGTAGCCTGTAGCTCATGCGCCACCGACCTTTTGCGGGGGTCTTTCATAAAGCGGCTCAATCCGTAAAAATCTATGGTATCTCCATTTAATAGGATTGCGTCCGGCTTTTCACTTTGTATGAAATCAAGGGCGGCAGACAAAGCAGTAATAGAATGGTAAGGAATGTGTATATCACTTAGAACGGCTAATTTTTTGGCTTTGATAATAAAAGGCTCATATTTCGTTTCATCGGATTCAGGTAATTTCCACGGGTTTTTAGAGCGTTCACCTTCCATAAATAAGCTTTTATCTTTTGTATATTTTTTATTACGGCTGCCATGCTTACCCTCATTATATCTTAATATTGACCTTGCATTATCAACAGATATAAAAAGTTCTTTATTCTCATTGTACATCAATTTTGCAAGTGTTATGGTAGGCATATCCATACCGTATTTCAATCGATACTCCCTTGCTATATTTCCTTTGCTAAATGGCTGCATAATAAAGATTGGCTTCCTCTTCCCTACGCTTTACAAGTCCGGGCAATACCTTACCGCCGCCACGCGTCCATCGCATAAACTCATTGCGTATTGTAGAATCGGATGGGTTTGCGTTTACTTTTTTTGCAAGTGTGGATTTAGCGAAGGCTGCCCCGCCAACATTAAAACAAAAAGAAACAAGAGCGCCCAGTTGATTATCGTTAATGTTTGACTTTACCGTGCGCCTAACTTCGTCAGCGAATAACTTTACTTGAAAGAATAAAAGCTGATCTGCCCTGTCGCGACTTATCTTATCGCCTAATTGTACACGGGTGCCATTCTCATAAAAGGTTGCGCCAAAGCCTATGGTTGCCAACCCGGATGGGCAGATGTAAGCCTGCAATCTTAAGCCCTCATATTTGCGGATTATTGCAATGCCTTTATTCATTCTATTATTGGCGTTTTTGGAAAATTATTTTTAAGCATTCTTAAAATGCTTCTTTTCTGTTTATATGTTTCACTCGTAAATAAAACCTGCCCATTGCGAGCAATCAAAATGCAATACCATTGCCCATCTTCCGATTTTAAAATAGTTGCTTTCATATAATTAATTTAGCAAATTGGCGGCGGAATGAAAAAATACTAAGGCAAATAATTATAACCCACATCCATTTATTGCGGGTTTTCAGTTTGCCATTGGTTAATTCCAAACCGTGAATTTTTGTCACGTTTTGCGTATTAATTTGGGACAAACTTTTGATTGTTTTTTCACAATCATTTTTAAGTACTTCAATCTTTGCCGTGCTTTCCTGTGTCTTAATTATTACTTTCGTTTCAGGCTTGCAAGGTATCTTTTTTATTACCTCTTTAATCTTATCAATATGTACAGTATCGCAGTTTGCTGATAGTAAACTATCAATAAGCAAGGCCATGTAATTAAACTCCACTTCGTATTGATGCAGCAAAGCCGTATCTGTTACGGTTAGCGTTTCAATTGTTTCGTTTATAGGGTATCTTTGAGCGCATTCCTTTGCGGATGCTTCAGGTAAATTATCCATCATGCGATGTAACTTTTTAGGGTTTGCGCATGATGCTAACAAAATTAAAAAAACTAAATATTTGCCCATATTAAAAGAATGAAAGTATAAACCCTGACATACCGCCCGCAATAGTGTAAACCGCATCCCGCCAGTCGAATTTGCCGTAATCCAATAAATCCTTTAACTCCTTACCTATGGCAGCGGCTACCACAGCGCAAAGCACCCACAGCCAACAATATTGCACCTCTAAGGATTTAAATAAAATAAGGGCAGCAAAGCTAACCCAAACGCCCGCCCAAAAGTGCATCTCTTTATCCTTCGGAGTCATTTTTCTTATCTGTTTTAGTTGAGCCGAAATAAAACCCTATCACACCTGCTAAGGCACCGCCAAAAATAAACCCGCCCGCTGTTAGTACTAAGTCATGATTTTGCTCAGGTATGGGCTTCACTTGCAATAGATACAATAAAAGAAAACTACCTATTACAATGATAATTGCAAGGCTGTTACGGATATCAGTTTTTGTCAGTCTTTTTAACCATTCTGGCATAGATGTAATTTTTAAATGAAACAATATTTTTATAGGCTGCTGGTGCGCTTTTTATTCCTGCAAGGATATTATACCCTATTGCGACATAAATCAATAAATCCTGCTTTGAAACAAAAGCGATAAATCCAACCACCCATGCACTAATAAACTCAATTTTTGCGCTCATATTCTACGGCTTTTTTCACGTGATCTTTTTCAATTACATTCAACAAATTACAAACCTTCTTACCTAAATACGTTAATGTTTTCGTTTCAGCATTTACGCCTAATACAAAACTAATAGTTTTGTCCATATCTCCAAATTTGTAACCCTTCCTTTTTATCAATGTAAGGTTAAATAATTCCGCACAAACCAAATTACCATGCTGATCTATTGACTTTGCTATGTGGAAAAGGTAAGTATCGATTGACCTAAATAGCGTTGCAATTACCTGAAAAGTAAAACCTATCGGAAGCAAAACAACCGATAAAAGCAAAGCGATTATAAGTAGTATAAACCCTCTCATATGAACCCTCCGAAATTAGGTTCAGGAAACCAGCCTGATTCTTTCATTTGTTCGTAAGTAAATACCGTTGTATCCTGTGGGATAATATACTGAAACGGAAAACTTTGCTGTGATTCAATAAACGCTGCCAGTCCATCCTTTTCCGCTTGTGATAACTCAGGAAACAAAGCAATAAGATTTGTAAGATTGTTTTCGGGATGCACAATGATATTATAATCCAACTCCACATCCAAAGCCGTATCAACAACCTCCTGATATGCAGGGTCTTGAGTGGGATGCTTCACCCATCCGAAAAGATAGGTCGTTACATCATTCGGGTTACGGATTGCAGGTGGTCTGCTTATTGCCCATAGTTCGTAACTAATAGCCTCAGCCCTCTGTTCGCTTGTTAATCCTGCTTGTGGTAAAACTTTAATATATGCCATAATAAGAATTTATATTTGTTTCGATTCCGGTGCGGTTGGAGGATTGGTTGGCACCCCATATAACTATTTCTGAAGTTGTGCCATTAAGATATAATCCAACTATATTCGATGGTTCAGACCTTCTCGCACCTATCATTATATTTCTTGATGTATTATTATCTGTGTAATTATATGTTTCGCTTACATTATTACCGCCATTAAACCATGTGTTATTTGAAGTGTTTGTAATAGTAGAAAATAATAAACTATTTGTATTTATTGTATTTGCATAATTGCCAACACTGCTTATTTGTGAGCCTGTTTGAAATCTAACTTGATTTATTAAATTATTTCTTGTATCTGTAGGAGCAAGATTAATAGTATAATATGCACCGTATCCTCGAACGTCTGCCAAAATACCAGTTGATAATACAACTCTTAGAGCATCAGCGTCATTACCTCTTGAAGATACCGCATAAAATGAAGTTGGTGAAATTGTTAATCCGCTTGTTGAAGCCGCTTCCAAAAAGTCATTCGAACCATCATAAACTAAGGATATATCACCACTCCGCCTATCTACAGTTCCTGCATTTACTACCCTCGGCTGATTAGCCGCCGTTGTCTGACTTGCATTCCTCCCATTCCCTGACTGATCATACCAAGTTGTAACAAACCCACTATTAGCACCTACGAAGTTCTTCAATCCTACCGTGTCGAGATTGCCGTAATAGTCGCCAAATATATCCTGTTCTGCGTTGTCATTACTTCTGCGTACCCTTACCAATGGCCCTAAATAATCTTTGTCTAAATTGCGCAAAGAGTAAGCCGCTGCTGAACTTGGGAAACTATCCAACAATCCTGCAAAGTCTCCGTTCCAATAGATGTTGTAGTAGTCGTTTATGTTGTTTTCGATTCCGGTGCGATTGGAGGATTGGTTGCTGCCGTAAATAATCATTTCAGCTATGCGACCATTTAATTCATAACCTGATGCTATAGGAGAAGGATTGCCTCTTAAATTACCAATAGATAAACCATTTAAACCATTAGTGCCAGCGTTTCCACTTGCATAAGATTGACCATTAATATGAATAGATGATGATGTGCTATTATGTAAAGTTGAGAATATACTTGGATTAGTAGTTCCTGCTGTTGTACCATTTAATCCTGTTCCTGATGAAATTAACCATCTATTGTTTGGAGATTCGACAGTACCTGTATAATATAACGCAAATGGAGTATTATTGTAAGAATCATAAACAATACCATCCTCAGTTGTTGTGTTATCTTTACGAGCGTATGTAAAAACAGAAATAGGTTGAGATATTGTTGAAAAATTATTTATTAATCTCATAGGATTTACAAAAACAATAGCTTTTTCACTTGATGCTATTGCGTCTATTGTGCCAAATTGATTGTTAAATGTAATTAATAATGGCTGATTTCCAGCTACTGATTGACTTGCATTTCTATTATTACCTGATTGGTCATACCAAGTAACTACAAATGATTGATTTGCTAACGGGGTAAAATTTTTTATAGCAGTTGTATCTACATAATTATTTACAAAACCTATATCTATTTCTGCATTATCATTATCCCTTCTTATTCTAATACAACTACCTGTATAATCCTTATCTAACTTCCGCAAAGAATAAGCCGCCGCCGCACCACTATAATCATCTAATAATCCGCTAAATTGAAATAATGGTCTATAATTAGCGTGCGCCTTTATAATCATTTGCGCATCCGAACCTAAACAACAGAAAAGTAATATTACAAAAGTAAATCTCATATTCTCTTTTTATACCCTAATAAGGTCAAAGTAAAATAAGTGGGCTTTGTTGCCACCGCTGATGTCCTAACAAATACCCATACATTTGGCGGTATCTTATTATTGGTAAATGATGTTACATTTGTCGCTCCGATTGTTCCCGTTACCGACGTGCCGCCACTCACCAAAATAGTTGCACCTGCCGTAATATTTAAACTATCGTTCCAATAAACCTCTGTAGTAATAGATGGTGAAGTACCCAACACCCCTGCTCTCATTTGTGTAATTATCAAAGTATCGCTCCCTGCATTGTAAAAGCTACCATAAACCGCCGATGTGCTGAATGCCGCTGTATCACCTGCTGCCCCGCTACCCGCACCAAAGACCGCCAAAGGAACGGTATCAAATTGCAGGATGCTTTCAACGGTCTTATTCTCCCAAACTTGAGCAGATGCCGTATAAGCTAATATTTGATTATTTGTTTCATTTATTATTCTAACATTATGCAATTCATCTAATTCCACACCATTTTGAGGCTTCACATAAATTAAGCCGTTCCCTGCGTTTGCCCTTTCTACAACACCTACAAAAACGCTATGTTTTGGTGCTTGTGGCTTATTCTTTGTAAACCCACCCGCAACACTATCGAGCCATAGAATATCCCCCGGATTATATGCACTTAAATTAATTCCACTCACCTGACCTTGTGTAGTAATCCATCCCGCCTGCCCCGCTGCGATATTCGCCCTAACTATTCCTAAAGTCTTTGAGCTGAATGTGTCGCTTGTATTTTTTGCAAGTTTTACTGATGCCCTATCGCCCTGCGCCCCAAAAATATACACCACTTGACCTTTTGTAATTGTAACCGCTTCGGCATTTGTTACGTATGCTTTTACAACGGTGGCAGTGTCGTAATTGCCAATAGGTTGATATGTAGCCGCCGCCACATTTGATCGAAGGTAGGGGCTTAACATTGCGGCTGTATCAGTATATTTTACCCTTAAATCAATTCTATTGCTTAATGATGTTGTATCCGTACCTTGCCCAACTCTACGCCACTGGCTACCAGTCCAAACATAAACGGAGCTATCTGCCAAAGCATAACGGATGCCACCCGTATCGCGGCCATTCGTTGCAGTAAGTTTTGGGATATTCAAATTATTAATGAATTTGCCACCGCTCCACTGATACCAGTTCGAAAAATTAGTGTAAAGTTTTCCATCAACAGTCTGCCCTTTTCCGATTAAGGATAAAAGAATTAACAAACTACTAAATATATATCTGTATATTTTCGCCATTGTTTACCCCTCCGTTTATTGTTATTGTTTTAGTTCCTGAATTATATGAAATGTAACGCCTATCGTTCCTCACCTGATATGTCAAAATTAACCCATCTATAAATACCAAAGGTGGCACTACTAAGCTATTATTTTGAAACGTAGTATCGTCTTGCTCCATAGGCTCACCGGCACCAACTATAAAATCAATTATTTTACTCATTCGACTTGGGTTTATAAATATCGTATCATTCTCAGGCAGCTCATAATTACTCGGTAAGTCGCAAACATCATAAAGAAAAGGCACCTCTAAATCAATGCTAAACGTAACACCCGCCACAATATCCTCAAACTTATCTTCAAAGAATTCAAAGGTCGTGGATCGGGTAAATCTCCACGGTTGCTTCTCCCAGCCTATCTGCCCCAGCAAATCATTAGCTACCTGCTCCATATCGCTTTGCACCTCTAATTCAGTAGTATATAAAACAACATCAGCTACCGTTACCTGAACCGTATGGGTCTTTATTTTCCCCTCTGTAGCGCTATTGCCCATTGTCATAAAGACTGCAGGATATACTATATCTTTTACCTCATTATGTAGAAAATAATCAGCATTTACCACCTTTGCAGTTCTTATCTGCCTGTGGTCGGTTGCTATCTTTTTTAGCTGTATTGCTATTTGGTTTCTGGTCATTTTGCTTTGCGAAGTAATCTTTTAATTTTTTAATAGTCTTTTTGCTATACATTTCTGAATGGTTTTTGACAGTCGTCACAGTTCTTAAATTCATCATAAGGCATACCTAAATAAATACCCGGAAAGTATGCATCACGCTTTGGCACCACCGTATCGGCACGGCTGCCGGGATTAATGTACAAAGGAAATTTCGCATTATTGCTCTCCTCAACTAAATACTTAACCAACCTTTGCCCGTAATATTCCGCACGGCTTTTAAACTTATTCTTTAAGTCAATAAGTTCGCTCATTGACACATTATCGCTGCCTTCATTTGTTTTTTTCAAAACACCCTTATTCCAATATTGATGGGTTAAGGTGTCCGTTAATTCTGCCACCACGTAATAAATAAGGCAGTCCCTCACGTAGCTTTTTAAGAGCGTTATTTCATCCGCTGTTAGATTATTATCTTCGACACCAACTTGCAAGCGTTCGTACAACCCTGAGCCTAATAAGGGCAAAATATACATATCCTGACAAACCTTTATTTCAGGTACGATCATTTTGCTATCTATGTTTGAGTGGATTTGCGTCCGCTCATAAATATTTTCAGGGCTTATAAATAAAGTATCTCTCATTTTTTATTTTTTACGAATAACGAAATTTTGCACCCAGCGATGTCTGCATGATGGAGAGTGATTGCCATTAGGCTTAGTCCACCAACCGCCACGCCTATCCCACACGCTATATCCTAATCGAGCGCTCATTGTTTCAATATCGGAGCGTGAAAAGAATTTATCCATATCCAAAAGCCTACGGCAAAAATCCCTATTCCTGCTATCGCGCGGACCTTCATAACTATACATTATTTTTTGCTCTAAAGTGCGGGGCTTTTTATCCGTTAAATCGCTCAAAGGCTCCGGCATAGTGCGCTCAATTATTTCATCAACGCCTATCTTTTTAACCGCCGCTACAATCAAACCGCCTTCTAATAAATTAGCAATGATATCCGTAACCTCATCAACAGGCATCTTTAAAGCCCTGCCAATAACCTCAGGCGTTATTCTCTTATCCTTTTTAATAAGGTCGAGAATGTTTACTTCCGCCTGTGTAAGTTCTTCCTGAAAGTTGAAACGATTGCGAGATGTAATTACATTGTAATTATCTTTACTTTCCCCATGCGCAGCAAATTCTGCCAACAAAAGTTCTTCATTATCCTGAGCGCTAAACTCCATATCGTTATCTATGGAAAGCATTACGTTAATTTCATCATCAGACAAACCAAGTGAAGATTTTAGTAAAAGTTTCGCTTGTTCTTTATTAATTCTGCCTTTCTCAAAATTGCGGATAATCCGATTAACGCCTTGCCATTGCCTGCCTGTTAAGTTCTTTAAATTCTCATTAACTTGCGCTAATGGTTGTGCAGGTTGTCCGGTAGGTTGCACTTCAGGTTGTGCAGCTTCAGGATACTTTGTCAAATCAATACCAATCTTTTCAAGTATCCACGCCTTAGGTGCAAATTCTTTAATGGTTGCCTCGCTAAATTCAAATCCTATCGGTTCGATTGGAGCAATGATCATTTCGCCCTGCATACCGAATAAATTGCTTATCTCAGTAAACAAACCCTCCAACGCTCTTTGTTTGTCATTTACATAGGTCGTTTTAAAGATTTCGAAGCTGTCACGCATCTCAGTGCGCCCTCCGAGCTGGCCTTCGGTTTTGATGCCAAATAAAATAGGAGAGGTAATTTGATGTCCCGCAAATATCTGTTGCTCAGTAGTTTTATTTAATATGTCGAAATGCTTATCTAAATCGGTATTTGATAAGTCCAAAACGGTAGGTGCCTTTGCAGGATCATCACTAAATGATAATACAATACCACCCGCATTTTCGCTCCCTGTAAATTTCTTTTTAAATTTAGTTTCAACAACTTGCTGCTCTTCAGGCGAAGGCTTACCCTCATTAAAATTTATCAACTTGCTGCTAAACATACCATTTTTGATAGTGCTTAAATGGTATTTAGAAAGCTCAATATCGACCTCAATCCAATTCAATGCGCCGATATAATTGGGATATGAATACGTTTCTAATCCCGGTCTATATTCCTTATAAAACAAAATCTGCTTTCCCTCCTTTACCGCTGGGTTGTAAGCCGCTACAATCTCAGGCTGCGTTCGTGTCGATTGCGTCCAGTCTTTTATAAAGTATTGCGTATTGTCCTTATTTGTACGTACTTTATGGTAAGGAATATGATACACTGCGCCAACATTGCCCAAAGCGTTATAGTGAAGCTCAATATACACACCGCCAAAAATCTCAATATCAGTAGAAAACTTTTTGAGTAAATCATTTATGGTTTCATTCTTATTGGGTACTAATTCCTTTGTACTATCATCTTTATAAGATATGCCATTACCTATAATGTAATTAACCTTACCCAACACAATACCGTTATGCTTGCTGCTTTTATTAAGCTTCTCAAGTAACTGATTAGGATAAAGATTATCCTCACCGAATTGAACGTAACCTTTGCCGGGAAGCTCAACCATCATAGGCAGCTTCACGTCTGCGAACTTTATAAAACTTATATTAGGATGCATCGTACATTTTGAATTTAACGTCCTGTGAATATTGCGTGTAACTTATATTCGTATTATCATCTAAAAACATCAATCCGCTTTCGAGTAACCCTAATCCCGCCGGGTTCACATTCGTTGAGCTTGTTTGCTCATAAATATCATAGCGCCACCACCCCTCTTTATAATCTGCAAAATACGTATTAACGGGGATAGTAAACTCATTCCAGCGCTCTTTATTTGTAGATACGTCATGCAGATAATCCTTTATAAAAGTAACTGTATCATTCGTGCCTCTATTCGTAAAGACAAACAAATAATAAGGCGAATCAATAGTCTGCTTCTCCTTAAGAGTGCAAATGATTGTCGCCGTCGTTCCTTTGATAAATTTAAACATATCTATTCATAAATACCTTAAAACAAAAACCCCGCCCGGAAGGGCAGGGCTCAAAATCAAACCAATCAACAAAACAAACTATCCTGCGGTTTCTAAGGCACTTGCCACAGAGCTATTAACCTCAAGCATCGGCTCAGGCTCACTACCTGCAAAGGTAAGGTCAAAGCCGCTTCTATCTCCGAAAGCGGTACCCGTTCCGAGTGTGCCAGTTGTGAAATCAACGCCACGAGTGCGACCTACTAACCAATATTTGCCGTTATTATCTTTTGCAACTGCAATAAGTACGTTTTGCGCTAACAATTTAATTTCATTGCGAACTGCAACGTTTAATTTATTAACTACTAATTTCAACTCAGAAGCATAAAACACGGTTCCGTTTTGAACGTTACCCGTCATTGTTTCTGTTAATGATCCAGTTTCTTTAGGAAGTTCGTACTTCCAAAATCTTTTACCAGATGCTTTTGTAAGACCTGTTACAACTCCGCTCGCTTCGGCAATCGCTGAAACATTACCTTTTTCAATAAAGTATATTTCAACTAAACCGCCGCTGCTGTCTTTACAGTCTAATGTATAACCTGATGTAAGTGCGCAAGGCATTGTATTAAATTTTTATAAGTGAAAGGGGGGTTTTAACGCCCCCCTTATAAATTAGGCTTCGAACTTCACAATCTCATCAACAAAGGCGAACTGTACACCTATCTTCATGCGGGCTGTGAATTTGATGTTCTCATCATCTTCAGACCAACGAATCCAGAACTTATTTTCTTCATCGAGTAAGTCAGTACCTAAGAAGATGTTAGACATTCTGAAAGCGTAGATGTCATCAGTGCCATCTAAACCGTGAACAGGGATTACTTTGTAAGATGTACCCGGAACGGTAAATGCAGCGCTGTTATCGTCAATCTTCGCATCAGGTGCAAAGTGGAACAAGTTAGCATCCACATAAGCCTGAATTAAATAAGCGAATACATCCCATCCGCAGAATATACGAACATCATCTTTACCTTTGATTTTAGCAGGTAACCCTTTAATAACTGCATTGATTGCGTTCTTTGCAATTGTTGTAGAAGTTATCCCAGTTGCAGGCGTACCGTAGAATCC